CAGTATCAGATCTGGCATAGGTTTAATACAAGCTTGATAGGGGATAGCGTGCAGATAGGATTAACTTTGAGCACACAGGAAAGTGCGCCGGGGCTAAGAGATGCTCAGATGTATAATCTTGATTATGCAACGAGTGAAGTCACGCTGCATGGGATAAACCTCGTAGTAGAGAAAGGACCGCATTTAGCATGATTGATTTTTTAGAAGTTAGAAAAATCTCACTAACCCCAGAAGAAGCCGAACAAATATCAAGATTAAATATTGGAGATCATTTTACATTTCGCTGTACAGAATATGTTTTAACCGAAATTAAAGATAAAGAACCGGTCTGGGCACTTTTACCTGAGATTAAGAATGACCACAACAACTGAACTCCCCCTATGGACTTCATTTGACATTGCTAATCCTAAGCGAGGCGTAAATCTCATTATTAGGCTTAAAGATGGACGCGAATTAAAAGGTCAAAGTTGGCACACAGAGCTCATATTTGATGATGTTTTTTCCGATAAAATTGAAGGCGGACATTATGATCTTCAGATTCAGTCTACCCATTGGAAGTACGCATGACCACAACAACTAACCTCCAATTCTCACCCTATCTAAAGACCCAGTGGCAGTTTCCTAACGAGGATGTACGCGGTCTAGCTACCCAAATTGACATCTCATACATCGACATCTCATCTAAGGTTAACGCCCGAACCATCGGAACATTTGCCACTAACTTTCCTCTAGTAACAGGAGAGCGCTGGTATCTCTCAGGATCGTCCACAGGACAACAGACTTTGCGTCAGGTCTATCCTTTTACTGCTGCGGGTAATATAGCGCATGGGTTAAACTTCGCTGCCATAACCACGTTTACGAGGATCTATGGCGTATTTACAGATGGGAGTATCTATTATCCGCTGCCATATGTTGATGTTGTGGCTGCGAACAATCAGGTCAATGTGGTCGTTAATAGCGCGAATATTGTCGTGACTGCGGGAGGAGGAACTCCTCCAAGCATAACGAGTGGGTATGTTGTGCTGGAGTGGTTAAGCCAATTCTAAAGGAGTTTTATGCCTTGTATCTGTTATGGAGCCATGTCTGGCCAAGATGAATATGACGAATTTCTAAAAAGTGAAGAAGGAAAACAGGTCATGTTTCATATAACATCAGCTGCTGCTTTAATAAAATCACATCGAATTTCAGAAGAAGCAAAGCATAATATAAACAATATTGAATTTAGGCAGATGTTTGTGAAATGTCTGCTTCACATGCTTGTTGGGTGCGATGAAAACCAGAGGCCTAAAGCAACTGAGTAATGCACAGAAAATCGACATATCCTGAAAACATGCACAAAAAATACGGAAATATCGACATATCGCTCAATGAAGGAATCGAACCTTCGACACCCAAATTAACAGTTTGATGCTCTACCGCTGAGCTAATTGAGCAAAAAAAGAGCGAGGTCTATCCAGTTGCCTTTGTCTACAGGTCAGTAACATTTAGGGTTTTTAAGCCCAGTGCGCCTGCACGCTTGAGGGCCAACCTCACGGCTCCCTTCCTGGTTTACCAGACCTCACTCAAATGCCGTCGCTAGGATTCGAACCCAGGACCTTCAAGTTACAAACATGTTGCTCTGCCAACTGAGCTACGACGGCTTTCTATTAAGTTAATATTTGCCAGAAAAAAACACAAATGGCATACATAGAACTGTCCTATGTTGGTCTATTGTAAGTGCCCCCTGAACCGTAAGTAAGGGGGATTTTTATTTGTACTCCTTAAGATACTGCTCATAATCAATATGATTATATAGCATCCATTCTCTTATGTTCCTATAGCCAGTTACTTTTTCGAACAACTTTTCATTTCTAATGAATGGATATAGATACTGTCTCCTCGTCGCACGTAAAAATCTTAACCCACGTGCTTCCATGCAACGAATTCTTTCTTTGCAAATTCCCACCATTAGCGCTGCCTCATGAAGCGTCTTTCTTTTTTCATTAAAAAGCCCAAATCGATGAATGATAGCAAATTTTGCTCCTGGTTCATTTGGTCCAAAACTTTCAATTAGATCCCAATCATCTAAGTTCTCAGGAATTTGGAGATCAATAATGTCGATTGTGGGAAGTAATTCTCTATATTTTTCTCGTTGCTGCTCAAGATAATACGGTATTTTCTTTTCAAGCATAAGTTTAGAATATAATTATCGACCTCGATTTACCCTACAAGAAAATACTTGCCAGTGCTAATGTGAAAAAAAGAGGTTTGCCATGTCTGTACCAGCTCTATCTAGAAACCAAGGCTCTACAGGAAACAAGATCCCAAAAGGCTATTCTTCAGGGCGGCTTCAACAATTTACTCCAGAACAAGTCGATGTTTTCAAAAATCAGATGTCTTTCGTGTCACCCGGGAGTCAGTTATCTCAAATGGCCCAAGGGAATGACTTAGGCTTTGCGCCCCATGAGGATTACGCTAGACGGCAGTTTCAAGAAGCCACAAGCGGATTAGCTTCACAGTTCAGCGGTCTTGGTATGGGAGCTAGGCGTGGTAGCGGATTCCAGAATCAGGCTACACAAGGGGCTCAGGACTTCGCTAGTATGTTAGCTAGGCAGCGTCAGGGACTACAAAGACAGGCTTTAGGAGATTTGATGGGCCTGAGCAATTCAATTCTTGGTCAAAGACCTTATGAACAATTCCTTACTAAACAAGAACAGCCATTCTGGAAACAGCTATTGCTAGGAGCGACAAGTGGAGTATCTAATGCGGCTGGTTCGTTGTTTGGGGGTCTAATGCCTTGGAATAAACAACAGCAGCCACAACAGCAATCGGGCGGATTTCAGCCTGCCAGTTATTAGGAGATTAATATGGTTCAAATATTAGAGAACAATCCTACATTTAGCCAACAACTTGGAAGAGCTTTAGGCGAGCAAACTGGCAAGTTCGCATCGAACTTCGCTGAGGATATGGCACTAAAGAAAAGAGGTGTCGATGTTGCTGGACTTACTGGATATGCGCGGGATGTTGCAATTAAGGAAGGCATCAAACGTGCGGCGTTGATAGAACAGGGCAGACGCACACTTGGACCGCAAGGCGGCACAGCTCAAACTCAAGGTTCCAAGGCCATTCAACCCACACAGGCCGCACAACCTGCCGCTGGTGCAATGCCTACCTCAAGACAGCCATCTTCACAGCGTCCTCAAGGCGGAACATCTAAGATTATAATCCCTCCTGAACAGATCGAAGCAGAGGCCGCACGCAGAGGAACTGAAAAGCTTAATAGAGGCGTACCAACAGATCTACAAAGCGAAATTGCGCTTATCCAACAAGAGAATGCCAATGTCTCCCAATATCAAGGATATCAAAAAACCATTGGCGATCAGGCTGAAGCAGAATTGGGGAAAGTCTATAAAAGAGCAACCCCCGAAGAATCGGCCTATTTCCGAAGAAAAGGCGAAGGACTTGCAACACAGGGACTATCTCAAGCTCAAATTGATAGAGAGCTGGCACGCGATGCGCGTAATTTCACTAATCAGCTTAAAAAACTAGATGAGACTCCCGGCGCTAGAGCTCGCCATAAAGTAGGACAAGCTTTTAAAGGAACAGGAAGAACAGACGAACAGCGTCGCAGAGAGATTCAAGCGGCTGCAAAACCTCTTTTAGATGAAGGTCTTTACGAATCTGTTCGCAATCGCTTGCATAGCAATGGTTATGGACCAGAAGAAACCGAGTCTTTGATCTCAGATTTGAGTGAGCAAGCTAAAAAAAGCTTGAGCGATTTTAATGCACCTGCTGCACCGAAAGACAAAAACTTCAAATATAAATACAAAGAAGGTAAGAAAGAGGCTTTACAAGCCACACAAGATCCTACCTATAGAACATATGCCAACAATCCACAGGGCCAGCAAGAATTTGCTCAAAATCTACAAAAGACCTTGCAGAGCGATCCTAACACTAATCTGCTTCTCTTGCGCAAGGCATACGAAGACAAGGGCGTAGATTGGAATACATTTAAGCAGGAATTCGATAGTCTTTTAGAGAGTGGACAAATCCAATTGAACGACGACCAAATGAATATGAGCGAATATCTGCAAGAGCCTCCTTTGGATAGATTGGACAAGCTTTTAGCCGACTTTAACTTCATAGGTAGATAATGGCTATCGGCGCATTAGTTGGAAGCTGGACAGCAAAGACAATTGTAAAACAGATTGCTAAGAAGTTTCCCAAATTCGCTCCATATATTGACAAGGCTGAAAAAGCCGGATTCTTGGCTCCTTCGATATTGAAATCATTAATGGGTAAAGAAGCCCAATATCAAACAGAACAGGCCACTAGATCTGAAGATAGGAAGAAAACTAAGCGGAACTATGCTCTAGCGGCTTTAGGGCTAGTTGGAGGCGCAGGACTAGGCGCAGCCAAGCTCGCAGGCCGAGGGGCCGCAGCAGCCACACAAGCAGGTCAGCAGCCTATTCTTGGAACGACTGGACCTACAGCGCCTAATGTTCCACCGGCCGGAGGTGGCGGGGGCGGTCCGTCCGGTGGAGGATCGCCACTTCCTGTCGCTCCAAATGTTCAAAGAACTAACCTTCAAACTGGGGTGACAGAAAACTTACCGAAAGATGTCACAGGTCATCAAAACTATCCTGCTTTTAGAAACTTTGTCCAGAAACACGCTCAAGCTGGCCATAGCCCTGAAGAAATCGAATCAATAGCTAAACAGTCTAATGCCTTCTCCAATGTGGTTCAAGATATTGAAAAAAATACAGGCAAGCCCTTAGTTGAGGGTATTAGAATGATTACGGGTGGTTCTAAACCAGCAGCGACTCAAGGAGTCCCAACACAGGCGACTTCTCAACCAAAAGTTGTAGAAAAGGGAATAATCGTTAATACTCCGATGGGTCCGGGCGAAGTTCATAAAACACATGGCGACAATGCCTATGTTGAAATTAACGGAAAGCTCAAAAAAGTTCCGTTGTCTGAAGCAGAACCTCCATCTCAAGATATGGTAAATGTTGTAAACGACCTTCTTAAAATACCTGAAGTTGACCGTTCTTCTAATGTAGCTGCTTTCGGATATAATCCAGAAAGACAATTGCTTATTATGCAATTCCATGATGGGAAATTTTACACATATCACAATGTTACACCTGATATTATCGAAAGTCTAAAAAACAAAGATGCTACTCCAGTAACGTCTGGAGAGAATCAATTCGGCGCATGGAACCCAGACGATCCACATGGATCTCTTGGGGCTGCTTTGGATCAGTTTATTAAAAAAGATCCTAGATGGAAAAAAGCAGGTAAGGGACAGCCTCCAAATCCTAATTACTTTAATTATGAAACTGGTTATGATTACTGGCATCAATTAAGACGAAAGAGAAAGAAATGAAACATTCTGATGAAATAGAAGTACAGCTTGCAAAAGATGTCCAATATCTAATGGCTTCAATAAAAGCAGCTAAGAAAAAGAAGAAGAAAAAAGGGAAGAAGAAATAATGGCACGACATAAATATCATGAAAAAAGATTAGAGAAGAATGCGCATGGCGTATTAATGCGCGAGCCAAGATCAAGCACAAAGCCTATTTCAAGACCTACGCATACGCCAAAGGGTGAGAGAAAGGCGAGAAAGACGTATATATTGGCACAGAAAGCCAAGATCGGCAAGTAATCAATTGCCTATCGATCTCTGATATTCTGCTTCGATCTCTTCATAAGTTGTCGTCGGTTGCGATTCGATCATCTTCTGCGCCTCCATCTGGGCAATATAGTTTCTCAGCATCATGTTCTCATTCTGAAGGTGTGCAGCAATAGTTTGTTCATTTTTAAGAGCTATATTGGCATCAATTAAATTAGATGCTTTCATGCCGAGCCAAAGTGCTCCAAGTTCTAGTAATGTGCTCATGTTATTTCTCCTCTTTGTTTTCATTAACTTTCACTGTTTTATAATTATCATTCATATATTGCTTAGGAATCATTTTTATCTTTATAATATTGTGTATGTTTACACATGTTCCAATAAAAAGCAAAGGAACTACTATACACGATACAAACCAAACAACTTGATGAAAAGCTGGCCTATCATAAGATCTTTCATATTGAATATTTAAAAGCTTGACCGACCAAAACACTAGACCGCCTATCAAAATAATGCTGCCTATTACACTGAGATAAGCGATCAGGTTGTCAAACTTAAGAATATCTTCATCCATTTTGAGTTTTCTCCTCTGTAGTTTGTATTTTAGCCAATTCTTTTGGCAAATGGCCTTGCGCCATTAAAACAGCCTTTACTACAGCAAGGTCTTTTTCGATGGCAGCAAAACGATTGCTTACATCGCTGAATTTATGATTCATCCATAAAATTGAAGTAACAATACCTCCGATAACAATAACTGTGTCTACATGTTTTTTAACAAAGTTCATTTTTTACCTTTTTGTCTTGTTTATCGGCTATATCATAGAGTTTTTCTAGAGCTTCTTCAAGGTCTGTAAATTCTTCAAGTTCTATTTCTTCGTCCATAATATATCCGTTTCCGTCTATTATAACTGAAAGCAGAATTAAAGCAAGAAAAAAGAGGGGCTAAAGTGAAAGAAAATTAGACTAACCAACACCCGCCCCAAGCTCTAAAGACGTAATCTTCCCTTTAATTCCTGCATCTTTTCGTAAGCATTTTTTTGACCAGACGCACTAAAATCCCCAGCAGCGGCATAAGGCGCAGCCCCTACCCCTGAAGGCTGGTAGTAAGGACTTCTTTTATTAGCGTCAATTTTTTCCTGTATAGAAGCTTGCTTCTGCTCGGGCTTATCAACGCCAAGGGCCTTTATGTTCTCATAGACGAGCTTATTCCTTTCAAAGCCCTCTGGCATCCTTAAGATGTTTTCAGCAAGCCTTGGGTGCTTCTGCGCAAACCGCTCAATCGTATCAGCACTCATCACAGTCTCAAAATCAGCATTCTCTCTAAGATAGCTATGCTTTCTCTCAATCTCAATCATAGCAGCGGCCTTAGCCTCTGCTTTCTGATCAATCGTTTGCTCTATTTTGCTTTGAAACTTGTGCAGTTCTTTATTAAGTTTTCGACGATCGACATAAGGCTCATCGTCTTCCTTATCGTCTTCATCATCGGGATCGGCTCGCCGCGCTCGTTCTTGAGCAGCTCTTTCAGCTGCAATAGCTCTCTCTTCGGCTTGCTGTCTTGCGAGGCGTTCTTGTTCAAGTTGTCGTTCGTACATCTTACGTTGCTTTGAAAGATTGCTTTCAATGGTATCATTCTTAGCTTCCTGTGTTTGTGTTTGATCTTCTGACATGGTTATCCTTTTTGCTCTTGACGCTGAGCCGCGGTTGGATATATTGTCATGTAACATAATAAAATATTGAGGGCAAGTATGGATCTGGAAGAGTTTTTAAAGCAGATTGCCGAACTTAACGTTCGAGTGAAAGATTTTCAGAATCTTGATCGAATGATCTGTGCTGAAATAGGCATCTGGAGAAGACGTTATTTAGACTCATTGCCAAAAGATTCAATAGAAGAAAAAGATATTTTTGTTAGAACAGTTTTTGGTGCGGCTCCTGTAGCCGAAATTGTTAAAAAGTCGCCAGAGAAACTTATAGAAGAAATTCGTAAGGGCTATGATGAGCATCATCAAGATTGAGGATGCCTACCGTGAAGAAAGTGAATTCGAATGAATGCAAAAAGGAGTGTAAAAATGACTAGTTTAGAAGAAGTAAAAAAACAGATTGAATGTGGTTTGGTTCCTATTGAGTATGGAAAGATCACAAAATATATAAAAATGTCTCCGGAGCTTCAAAAGTCAATGATGGAAAGAATGACCGAATATGAAAAAGCTTCAAACGATATTTTAAAAGCAATTCTGGGGTCTGATGGACATTCAAGAGCTTGAGAAATTTTGTAACTATGCGAAGGTGGCAAATCCTCCATTCAATCCTTCTGAGGCTATTCTATGCTTAATAGATAAAATTCATTGGCTAGAGAGAAGAATTTCTTCTATGGAGCTTGAAAAAGAACCTTATGAAGACTAAGAGAAAATTGAATTGCGTCGATTGTAAAAAGGAAATCGATTACTTAGATGCTGCGCCTCACTGGGATTTAGAAAATCCGGATGCTCCAAAGGTTTACTCCTGTAAAGAATGTTTAGAGAAAGTTCCTATAGCAACTGAGAATCAGTTAATGAAGATGTTTTTGAGCGGATTTAAGAAAAGGATGGCGGATGAAAGTAACCAGAAGTGACGCTCACGACCGTTATTCCTACTACAAGAATCAAGATTTTGACATTGGCATCTGCTGCCAGAATCTTATCGACCAGCGTCCATTTGGAGATCATGCGTTCTATATCTTCGCTCACGCACGCACATTGGGACTTGATGAAAAGATCAAGCTCTATTCTTCTGGAAAATACGAAACGCTCGACAAAGTTCCTGAGAAAACTCTAATATGGCAGCCTAGACTTACAAAGCCCAAGGCTCAGACTAACTCGATGCTATTCAAGGCTTATCCCGGAACAGACAACATCAAGATCATTTGGATCATTCCTCCTAGAGAGATGTGGGATCAATACAAGAAAGGCAATATGACGGAGAATGAGACGATCTGCATTAGCATCCATGACTTTGAGCATAATAGGGATCAATTGGAAGCTAAAGAGCCAGATGACCTATCCGATGGGGCAATAGACAAGATTTACGAAGAAATAAGCAGAGAAGCAAGGAAGGGTAAGAATGTTTGAAGAAACTGAGGAAATCTTAAAGAGGATTTTCAAGTTTATAGAGTTTCACTTGGGAAAACCTATGCCAAGCTCTTAGGGGGCTTTTGGAGCTTCTTCGGAGCCACAGGATTCTCCCCCGGCGAATAAACCTGACGAATCTTGCCCATCTTAGCTGGGATAGCACGACCATAAAAGTCACCCATGCCGTGCTTAGTGTTAGCAGTATGGGCTTGTTTAACTCTCGATTTCTTCATGGTCAACCTTTTTGATTTCTATTTTTTTTAGACAATGAGGGCATTGTTTAACCAATGGAAGATCTCCGTCAATAAATCTAAATACTTCATCACATTCTGGGCAAATGGTTGTGATGACCTTGAGTGCTGTCATTATACTTCGTCAATTCTCATTGTATTGACGCGACCCATAGGCAGGCTTGGAGATGAAGTTTTAGGATTGCCTTCATGGCCAACAGGTTGTTTATGGCCTACACCATGAATAGTACCAGCATTCATAAAACAGCTCGATCTTTCATCATAAACTGGAGCATTAAAGTTCCAGAAATTTTTAATCGTTGAGTGCTTTTCTTCTTTGACTGGATCTTTAAAGCTAGTTTTCATGGTTTTTTTCATAGTTATACCTACTTATGATGGGTTATACTCAATTTCAGGCATAACCCAGTTAACTTAGTTTCTGTAGTTGTTCTTAACAGGATGGCCTTTCGCTTTAGAAATACCATGCTCTTGCTGAGATTTAATAGCTTCGGTTGTGTCTTCGTAAGTTCCTACAGCTCCAGCACCTTCGGCTGAACTTTCAGCTTTATGCTTTACACCTTCTGGAAATACGGAACCTTTAGAGCGACCGCCAATCCAGCTAGAATGATCGTTAATTTTACGTCCTGACATATATTTCTCCTGAGCCATTAGGCTCGTTTTAGTGTCATTACTTCTCTGTAGCATTATAAACGAATTCTATCAAGAATTCATTACATATTTTGCGCTTGCTGCTCTTGATCGCCTTCTTGTCCTTGTCCACCCATACCCGCAAGCATTTGAGCTACAAAGTCATTGGACAAGCTTGTTCTCTTAGCATCCTCTTTGGCTAGATCTTCCTTTGTTTGTTCTTGATTATCTAAAGAATCAATATCATTCATCTTAAGGTGTGCCTCCAATTCCCCATAACGATGCGCCACCTCGACCAGCTTCTCTAAAGCTTCTGTTTTGGCTTTTGTAGAAAGCGCGTTATTTTTCCCTATCATACTTAAACGCTCTTCAAAGAGGCCAATATTACTTTCAGCCCTTCCATGCCGCTCACGTGCATTGGCTATATTTAACGCAGCTTTAGAATAGAGTTCTTTAAGTTTGCCCTCTTCAACAGCATGTTCAAGATGCATACTATGCTCTTGAGCAGCAGCTTCTTTTTGTTGTTGTTGTTCGAGAATCTTAATGACTTCGGCTTTTCCGGTGATATTGAGTTTAGGTATGATCATTGCAGGACTGAATATCTCTTTTCCAAAGCGCTCGTTCATCTCAATCATTTGCTGTGCTTGAAGGTTCTGTTGTGTCGGAGTCAAATCGCTTTCCTCTACAATCGAATTGTACTTTGCAAAGACCTTAGAATAGAAATAGGGAGAAGGTTCTTCACCGATTAACATGCCGACTTTCTCGGCACTCCAGTTATTTAGAACCACCTGTAATAACCTGTCTCCCAGAGTCTTTAACGATTGGTCCCACTGATCGAAATACTTCTGGAATACCATCAGGTTAGCGGCTTGCTTCAGCATCACGGTTAGGCTTGAAGTCTGTTTATCTTCTTGGGCGGACCAGTTCTCTAGGTTAATACCTGAAGTCTTATACATCAGATCTTCCATCTGTTGCGCTAGGGCGAGATCAGATTCAGGGACCGCAGTTGGTATGATCTTCTCGCAGTCAGTCATCTCGAAGCCGTCATTGATAATGACATCCCATCCTTGTCCGGACTTCTTGAGGTTATCTTCATTGGCTACAGCACCAACTTTGCGCTTCCATCCATTGTTGATGGTCGCTACGGCTATATCGTTGTTATTTATTACCTTGCTGTTGAACAAGAACTGAGAGGACCGCATGGTTCGGATAAGGCCGCGCACGCGTAAATCATAGTAGTTAATATGAGGTTCATAATTCCATAATACTGGAACAAAAGGGCAGCCGTCAAAGCCGAGTGGGTTCTCGCCTTGGAACATCAATTGATCGTTCAAAACAGTGCATAATTTCCATGTAGGAACTTCAACTGTGACCTCTTCAAGATCGGGAATGTTCTGTATTAAAGCATCCATATTCCCATCGCCGCCAGCGAAGTCGAAGAATTGATTTCTGGATCTGCTATAAAGGCGTTTCTTCTTGCGTTTCCATTTATACCAAACGTATGAAAGGACCATCAAGTCATTGCGTGCCATATTGTAGTTTTCTGGCAGGAAGTAGAAATTACCATATCTTTGTGGTGTTCCAGACATCGGCATAATTGAAACTTTTTTGTCAGGAAATCGTGCTTCTGCCTCACGCTTTGTTATATATTCTTGGCACCAGACAAACTGGCTGTCTTCGAACGTTAATGACCTAGCGTATGGATCACAGAGGAAAGAGTTGTATTCCCACAATTTGACTTTCAGCTCTCCCTGAGCCTGATCATCTCCAGTATAATCAAGATAGGGCTGTAATAGAACCATACCCGTAATGGCCGATTGTTCGCACGCCCTTGAGAACTGTTCGTGGATATGATTAGTATTAGCTACGTGTGTAATTAGCTTCGTGTATTGATCAGTCGTCTGAGCGTCCGAGCCTTCCGATGGAACATAACTAAAATTCTTGCGATGCTGTCTTTGATAACCAGTCAGCATGTTTATAGGTTGCTGACATATATTAAAGTAAAAATTACTGTTGCTTGTGGTGTTTTGGCCAGTATTAAAGTAGCGATTTAAAAACTGCTGCTCGCCTGCATAGAAAAGTGTGTCGATGTTCCCTTGATTCCATCTCGACTGTTCCACGGGCATGAACTTCGAGCTAAGATTGTCGAGCCATTGCCTTACATTGCCTTGATTGGGCTCAATATCGTTATTCCAAGGCGGATAATAAAAGGTCACCGAGCCCCCTTAATGACATGAAGGTTTAAAATTTCACCTTACATTAAGGGCTTAAAAGGGTCAATAGTGGTTAAATTGCCAATAACAATTGATTAGGATTGTGTTTTCTTACACGCCAATGAAACTTTAAATGCTGAGATGGAGTTAGCATCAAAAGATTAGAAATCTCGTTGTTTGAGGGATCATCGTCTCTGTGATGGATGTCCATACCCGGAAGAACCTCTCCAAAGTATATCATCCATACCCAACGGTGAGCATATAAACCGCTGTCGGTTGTACAAACCCAGTAACCGTCTTTTCTTTCAAAGAACTTTTTGCCGAAATAGACTTGATAAGCTTTCATATCAAACAACTTTGCCATTATTTGATATAACATTCAACCAGATTTGTATTTCATCCTATCTCGTTCTATTTCTAAAAAAGCCAAAAGACTTGGCAATGAAGTTTGTAAAGTAAATTGAAGATCTCTGGGATTTAGCTTCATTTCTTGAACCTTAAAAAGAATAGTCTTAATCGTAGCTATTGTAAAATTAATATCATATTTTCTACCATCTATCTGGCTCTGAATGTGGTCCGGGTTGTTTTTGTTTATTTCAACAAGAAATTTGTCTTCTTTAATCATTAAAAATTACTCCTAAATCTATCTCTCATATATTGATTCGGATCATGTTTGTAAGGCTGATACTTGCTTACCTTATGGGTTAAGGCATATCGAAGTGCGTCAAGCGCGTGGTCATTTTGCTTCAGCGGCGCATCCTCGCCCTTCTCAGCCTTCTTCTTATCCCAAACATACTGTTCGATCTCGTCGATCAACACATCGCATTCCTGACAGACAAACAAGTTTCCCTGCGCCATTTCAGAGGTCATATGAGTAATACCACTCAACACCTCATTATCAGCGTCAATTGTGGCTATGCCTCGTTTCCGAAGTTCCACTTTAAAAGAAGCAGCACTAGGGTCGATATACACGCCGCGTAAAGTATAAGGGGCTAAAAACTCCTCGATGTCTTTAGCATACTCCGCATTTGTTTTCTGTCTTCCCTTTTTACCAGAATCCCAGACGTACTCTTTTTCTACCCAGCGGCACACCCCTTGTTGAGTAGCATGACCAGTATTAACACCGACCAGCACACACGCAAAGTTGTTAGTAACGCCATAATCTATACCCGCAATCCAGTATTCTGCAGCACGAGGGGGGCGTTTTACAACATGAATCTTTCTATCAAAGAAGTCGAAGATGGCACCTTCTGCAAGACACCATAGACCTAGATAATTCCTCTTATAGAATAGGCCGGATAAGCTCTCACGGACCATCCTTTTATACTCTTCATCGACGTATGGATTATGTTCTAGTGTAAATTTTAATTCGTAATATAATGGGTCGTTTGCGATGGCTTTATCTATCCACTGCTTTATCTTGTGAGTCGGATGCGAGGGGTTGCAAGAACAGAACAATTGAGAATGGGGATTAGATAGCCGCGTATGAATCATATCAATAATAGACTCAGGGTAAAGCGTAATCTCGTCGCAGTAAGCAAGCGAAAACGTCTTACCTTGTATAGCGCCGATAGCGCCTTCGTCCTTTGCGCCGACTGTCGAAATAGTCTTGTTACGAAACTTAAGCTCAGCCTTACCCGGGTGCCACGTGAGAAATGGTTGAAAGATGGCAAGAGGATTGTTCGGTGTATTGGACTCCATAAGTAAGCGGACCGCATTGTGGTAGATCGTAGAGGAAGAGTGGCCTATCATCCATATTTGGGAATCAGGACATGCGTCTACCGCTTGCATGAATCTAAATAGTGTGCTAACAGTTTTACCAGAACGGACAGAGCCGTGGGCTATGTTGATTTTCTTAGTGGAGTCTAAGATGAACTCCATCTGCCTGGGGGCTAAAAGATTTTGCATATATAAGGAGAAAGTATGGAAACAGGTTTTTTATTGCCACCACAAATAATTCAAAGGTTCAGCTCTTTGCTTTTATCAATGCCCGTTCCAAAAATGAGAGATGATTCTGAAACTTTATGGAATATGTATTCTTATATCAAAGACAAACTTGTGAAAAAAACTGCAAAACATCCTGAATGGGAAAATAAATGTAAAAAATTAGAAAAATTATTTTTGGAGTTATATGAGCGGACATTGGCTAAAGAAAAAGACCTCAAAGAAAAGAAGACACACCATACTCAGCAACCCTTCTATAGGTTTAGAGATCCTGATCAAAATAAGCGAAGATTATTTACAGGACTTAAATGCCGATCACGAGGTTTTAAATTATAATTTAGGAAAAACTATAAAATTCGAAAGGTATAAAGCATGAAAAACAAAAGAAAAGGTAAAGAGATTAAGTCTAAATATCGAACTCCTATGCCGGGAATGAGCCCACATGAATATCTTTTATGGATATACCAGCAGCTCAACAATCAGGCGGGCGTGAAATCTTTAATGAGGAGCTTGGCTGAGAAATGAAAAACCGCGCGAAGTGCAAACTCTGCAACAGCATCCTTGAAAGCTTTCACACTTACGACTACGTAACCTGCAAGTGCGGCGAGATCAGCATTTCTGGCGGCAATGATCGGCTAGAGTGTTCTGCGAAGAATTGGTCGAACTTTTTAAGAATTGACGACAATGGTAACGAAATCATCGTAAAGGTCAAAGGTGAATCTGAAACAATCGAAACAACTGCACAAGAAGTACCACCAATGAGTAGAGATGATAAGATCGAAATGCTCGAAGCAATGATATTAAACATCGAACATTTGCCAGAAAGGGCTAAGTTTGAGCCTATTACTCACATGGATATGTATTCTTATATGGCCGTTGTTTTATCTATTTTAAAGGAGGAAAAAAAACCTTAATTAATTTGCTTTAAAAAAATCTCCATTAGTTGTAAGTGTGGGCTATATATAGGAGATTTTATGACAGCACCTTCAGCAATTCCAGTTTACACACAAGGATTCGGAACTTCATCCACTAACCCAACAATTATTGCACAAGTAGCCCCCGGCAATTATTTGCCAGTTGGTATTAAACTTGGACAACATTGGATCAACGAAGCTGCTAATAACGTTTATGTTCTTACTTCAGTTTCAACGTCTGCCGGAGTAACAACTCCTACTTGGACCTTATTAGAATCAGGGGCTTCATCTTTCCTATCATTAACTGGCGACACAGGAACTGCAACACCATCTTCTGGTAACGTGAAAATTGCTGGTACAGCAAACCAAATTACAACTGCTGCATCAGGATCTACAGTTACACTATCTATTCCATCTTCACCATCATTGCCGGGGACTGTTACGGCCGCGACGGGGTTTACTGCAACAACAGGCAACTTTACCGCATCAGCTGCTGGAGCAGGTATAGTTTTAAACTCAGGAACTGCTTCAGGAACAACAACAGCAACTTTGAATGGTAGATCTGGCCAAGTAACAATTACAACTCCAACTATAAATGCAGGAGCAACATTTTCATTTGCACTGACCAATAGTTCAATTACAGCGTCTACAACCCAAGTTCTTTATGGTCTGACTGGCGGAACAACTGGTTCAGCTATCACAATCCAAAGTGTGACCAATAGTGCGTCAACATCAACCATTGTAATACAGAATGCTTCTGCTGTAACCAATAGTACTGGATCGCTGGTTCTCACATTTTTAGTCCTTAACTAAGGATGCTCAATGGCCAATGTTCAAACGGTATCAATAGATCCTATTAGAGTATTAGCCGAAGCAAGCATCGGTGCAACTTACGTTGCATTTGGTACGCCATTTACAAACCCGGTCCGCCTTATTGTCGTCGCAAACAATACTGACGGCGACATGTACATTTCTGATGATGGCGTTAACAATAAAATGTTTGTAGGTGCTGGCGTTACTAGAGTATTGGACTTAAATACCAACAGACTAGCAAATGACAAATATTGGGCATTCCCAAACAACACACAATTCTACATCAAGTACATCACAATGCCAACAAAAGGAGCTGTCTACCTTGAAGCTTATTGGGGGCAGTGATGCAAGATGTACGAGTAACAGCTACTATTCATGCAATAGAATCCCGAGTAGATTCTTTTAGGCGCGAAGTAGACGCAATAAATCATTATATTAACGTATTCAAAACACAGATTGAAGAACTGTACAGCAAGCCAAATGTACCAGTTGAGTTTGCAGAATTCAAAAGAACTGCAGAATCTTTTTTCAAAGAAGTCGGCGACAAATTTTCTACTAATAAGTTACTAGTAGACGGTATTAGAGGTGTATTAGAAATGCTTAAAAGTGCCGTGTCACATCACGACATTTTGATCAATCAAGTACGCGACACAATACCATTTATTGAACAGCGTATCACAGACACAAGCGACACACTATCACAGAAAATTGTATCCATTACGACAGCATTTTCTAATAAGTACGATGCACATGCAGACAGGCAAAAGAAGCAACTTGAAGATTTTAGTATGCACGCTTTAGCGGCTCCTAAATCTGTCATCGAAACCAACAAATCTATATCAGACAAAATTGATATTGCACTACTCGAATCATCAAACGCCATAGCTAAAATGTGCAATCTGGAACAGACACTAAAGATGCTCGATAGAAAGTTAGATGGCCTTGCAATACAGGTAAAAAAAGTAGAACTAGCACAACAGGGATAGGTGCATTATTTCTCATATTGAAGTTACAGACCTTGTAAACAATACACCTTCAATTCCTACAGAGTTCATAACGAATAGCGGTACTGCCGTACCTATTGCAAATACACTTTATATATTGGGTGAATCAGTTGCAGCAGATGGTATTCCTGTACAAACAACAGGCGCAACAGACGTTGTTACAATAAAAGTACAACAAGCATCTGCACAAGCATCATCCAGCGCAACAAATGCAGGACTTGCATCATTTAATAGTGCAGATTTTAGTGTCGATGCAAATGGGTATGTAACATTTACTGGCAGTGGTGCAACAGAGACTTTGACAGGCAATAGCGGTGGTGCAGTAGGACCTGCGGCTGGTAACATTAATACAGTTGGTACAGGTTCAATAACCGTTGTAGGAAATCCCGGTACTAATACAACCACAGTACAGCTAACAGGACTTACTAACCATGATGTATTAGTAGGGGCTGGCACAGCAACTATAACCAGCGTTAGTCCATCAACTGCTGGCTTTGTACTTACATCAAACGGTGTTGCGGCTGATCCATCGTTTCAAGCAGTAACTGCATCAGGTGCAGTAACAACCGTTACAGGAAATTCCGGTGGTGCTGAAGTGCCACTTGCAGGAAACTTTAACATACTTGGCACAGGAAGTATCACAGTTGCTGGTAGTGCTAATACAGAGACGGTACAACTTACTGGACTTACTAACCATGCATTACAGGTCGGAGCTGGTACAGCGACACTTACTCAACTTGGTGCTGGCACAACTGGTCAAGTGCTACAAACTAATACCGGAGCTGATCCTACTTGGAGCAGTGCAACCTATCCATCTACAACGACTATCAATGACGTTCTTTATAGTTCTGCAAACAACGTCGTAGGTCAAGTCACAGCTGCAAATAACGGCGTCTTCATATCAGGAACTACAGGGGTTCCATCATGGCTTGCTGCTGGCACTACGGGGCAAGTCTTAACTGCTACAACAGGCTCACCTGCAACTTGGGCAAGTCCGGCAACATCCGGAACTGTAACATCTGTATCCGTAGTAAGCGCAAATGGTTTTGCAGGAACTGTTGCAACTGCTACTACTACTCCAGCAATTACTCTGACAACCACGCAAACAGGACTCTTATCAGGTAACGGTACTGCTGTTACTGGCACAGCAATTACACAGTACAATGTACTCACAGCAGGAGCATCTAATGCACCAAATAGCGTAGCACCAAGCGCTACAAGCGGCGTGCCACTTATTAGCCAAGGTGCTGCATCGCAACCTGTATTTGGTACATCGGTAGTAGCGGGTGGTGGTACAGCAGCGACAAGTTTTAATACAACAGGCGTTGTCATATCCGGTGCAACATCTACAACAGCATTAAGTGCTATCACACTAACTGATGGTCAGCTTGCAATAGGAAGCAGTGCGGGCAATCCAGCCGCAGCAACACTTACTGCGGGCACTGGAGTAACCATCACGAACGGGCATAATTCGATTACGATTTCATCGAGCAGCGCGGGTTTTACTTGGAATGATGTAACAACCACTCCTACGACAATGGCCGCTGAAAACGGGTACATTGCCGATAGCTCTTCTTTTTTACAATTTGTTTTACCAACTAACAATAGTCTTGGCGATACGATTAAGGTCGTTGGAAAAGGGACTGGTCTTTGGACTGTCATAACAAATGGAGCAAGCAGTTCATATATAAACTTCGGATCACTTTCATCTACCCCTAGTGTTGGATTTTTAACATCAACTAACGCCAATGACTGTATTGAGCTTGTTTGCACAACAGCTAGTGCATCTTCTCCTATTTGGACAGTTGTTAGCTCAATCGGGAATATACAGGTGGGTTAATATGGCAAACTATAACAACGCAGCAGATCTTCAGTTAACACGTTATAATGTAATAACAGGCGGCGCAAGTAACGTAATTAATAACGTTGCACCGAGCGCAACATCTGGCATTCCCTTAGTTAGCAATGGAAGCTCATCCCAACCAAGTTTTACAACTGCGGTAGTTGCTGGCGGTGGAACTGGCAATACAACCTTTACAGCTTATTCAGTTATCTGTGCTGGCACAACTGCAACAGGAGCTTTTCAAAACGTATCAGGAGTTGGATCGTCAGGACAAGTCCTCACTTCGAATGGCGCATCGGCACTTCCGACTTGGCAAGCTGCATCGATGCCTGCATTAACAATCACCACCGTCGCTCATGCAGCATCACCCTATACAGTTCTAGCAGCCGATCAATTTCTAGCCGTCAACGTCTCAGGTGGCGCGGTCACTATCAAGCTTCCAAACGCTCCGACAACTGGCCGTGTCATCTACGTCAAAGACTCAACAGGAGCTGCTGCAACTAGCAATATAAGCGTAACAACGGTCGGTGGCACTGTCACGATTGACGGCCAAACGACTTACACGATGGCGACAAATTATCAATCATTAAGCCTTATCTTCGACGGCTCAAATTATGAGGTGTTCTAATGTCATACAATGGCCCATTACCACAAGTAGTTAATGCAGGAGGAACTGGAAGAGCAACCCTTACAAATCATGGGGTTCTTGTCGGCGCTGGCACTTCTAATATTACTCAGCTCGCAGCAGGAAGCGCAAATCAAGTTTTACAATCTGGGGGTGCTTCTGCAGACCCAGCTTATTCGACAGCAACCTATCCAGCAACAGCTACAAGCACAGGCGTAATTCTCCGAGCTGACGGCACGAATTGGAGCGCGACAACCGCGACTTATCCAACTACGACGACATCTCAACAGATTCTATATTCTACAGCCAATAGCGTGATTGGGGAATTAACTACAGCTAACAGCAAATTTCCTGCAACAAATAGTTCTGGAACGCTTGCTATGAGGGCTTTTTCTGTAGTTCGTCAGGTCTTTACTTCAACAGGAACTTATACACCCACAGCCGGAATGCTTTATTGTGATATTGAGGCAGTTGGAGGCGGAGGAGGTGGTGGTGGTGCAGCCAGTGCGGGTAGCAATTCAGCACAAGGCGGAGGAGGTGGTGGTGGTGGTGGCTATGCACGTGGAATTTTTTCATCAGCCACAATTGGAGCGTCTCAATCCGTTACCATAGGAGCTGCAGGTTCAGCAGGATCAAATTCAGGCGGAACAGGAGGAACTGGCGGCACTACGTCAGTTGGATCAACTTTAATTTCTGCAACGGGTGGAGTAGGAGGGGTTAACTTAGGAAATGCCGTTCCATCACCAGGAGGAGCTGGAGGGGCAGGATCAAGCGGTGATTTTCAGACCAACGGAAGTCCAGGATGTGATTCAGTTGAATATGCTGTTGCCACTTCTTATCAAGGAACTTCCGGAAGTGGAGGTTCTAGTTTTTTTGGTGGAGGTGCCAAAGGTGTCAATGGAACGGCAGCGGGATTAAATGCTCTTTCTTATGGTGGGGGAGGAAGTGGAGCAAATAGTCTTAATGCGGGCGGAGCAAATATTGGTGGAACGGGTGCTAAAGGCGTCGTAATTATAACAGAGTACATCATCAACTGAGGACACATGACAGCAAATAACAACCCAACAACTCCAGTTTCATTCGACGCCCTTGCAGTAGGCCGTAGCAGCACAATAGCTTTTATAACGGTCTTCAACACACGTAATCCTAACTCTGGGGACGTAAACTATCCTCTTCAACAGCGCTGGTACAATACAGAGGCGGAAAGCGAATGGATTCTTACTGGATATAGCATTCAATCTGAAGTCAAAACAGCAGTTTGGCAGCCTATTAGTGTATCGGCTATTGCAGTAACTGAGACATTGACCGGAAATTCCGGCGGTCCTGTCGGAGTTGACTCAAACAATAATATTAACGTTGTCGGCGACGGCACTACAATAAATATCGTTGGCAATCCTTCAACACATACATTAACAGCCAGCATCGCAACCGACGTTCTTACAACACTGGCCGCTAATACTGGCAGCGCGACGGGATCAAGTAATACTATAACAATTGCAGGCGGAACTGGCATTACAACCAGCGCAACGGGATCAACTGTCACTGTTTCAACAGCGGGTGATGTAGCAACGCTTTACACAGAAGATAGTGGAACAGCTACTCCATCTGGTGGAAACATTATATTTCATGGAATAAATGGAATAACAACCTCTGGATCTGGAAATACCGTTACCATTTCGGTAACAAATGGCCCTCCAATTCTTAAAGTCAACATTCAAACTTTTTCTACATCAGGAACCTATACGCCCAGCGCAGGACTTTATAATGCTATCATAGAAACTTTAGGGGGCGGAGGCGGAGGCGGGGGAACTCCAGCCGCACCATCTGGTCAAGCATTAGCAGCGGGTGGTGGCGCGGGCGGGGGATATGCACGCGGCTCATTTACTGCTGGAACCATTGGATCATCTCAAACTGTAACCATTGGAGCTGGAGGCAGTGGAGCATCAGCCGGAAACAACGCAGGGTCCGCAGGCGGAACGACTTCTGTGGGCTCATTGATTTCTGCTACAGGCGGTGGCGCTGGAGCTGCCAGCGGAGCAAACAACATGAGCGCAACTGGCGGCGTTGGAACTGGAGGAACTGGTGGTGCTGGAACTGGCGGCCAAGTAAACACAACTGGAGCTCCTGGCGGAACAGGATTTATATATTTTAGCACATCGACTGGCAACTTTGGCGCTTCAGGCGGAATCGGCGGGTCTACTTATCTAGGCGGAGGCGGTGCGGCTGGTATAGCATCTGGCGCAAATGGTGGAAATGCTACATCGGCTGGCGGCGGAGGAAGTGGAGGCGGAGATGTCAACGCTACATCTGCAAGAAGCGGCGGAAATGGTTTTGCAGGATTAGTTATAATTACGGAGTACATCACATGAAAAAACACTGGTATCTGCTCTACATTTTTTTCATTCTTGGAGCTATAACTGGATGCGCTCTTACGATCACGATCAATGAATCATTGAAGCATGATCATGCTAACCATTATTGGCTGCAAGACTAATCGAGCCATATCAGGCATTCGACAAAGCTATCTATTTCCTTAAAGGCATTTTTAATGGCATCAGGGTTTTTATTGCCGGACTTCATTTCTATTCTATAAATCAGATAGGTTTTCATAAAAAGATTCATGGCTTGATCAGGCAAAAGATAGTCATCTCTTTCTTTAATATAAATATTGCTTAATTCTTCATTGCCTTCATAGATAGCCTGCCAGACGAACCTATCTTCCCATGCGACAAGTGGTATTGGAATAGACGAGGTCGCTAATAGAGTTGCAAGAATCATGATCATATGGTGCATAAGTGCAAACTTTAATTCAAGTCATCCGGCTCATGAAACTTCATCTGTATCCCGCCATCCTTTGTCTCACGAATAACGATCAAGCTATGAGCTCTTTCGATCTCGTAGTTGATGAACCTCTTCAGCTCATCTTTAGCCAGCTTCCAGTGAACGGGATCAGCAAACATCTTATTATATAAGGTGTAGCGCTTGATCTGCGCTGAGAGCTTTTCTTTGATGTCTTCGACGTAGTCTTCTTGATCTTCGAAAATGGTATAGGGTTCTTTTTTGGTAGGTCGCATAGATCATGCTATTGCACTCACAAAGGAAATAAGTCAAACGGAAAGAAAAGAGTTGCCGTTGTGCGAG